GTGCGCGCGTCTCCAAAAAAAGCGCGATTGTCGCGCGAACGCTCGAGTGCCTCGAGCTCGAGCTCCTCGAACAGAGTCGGGTGATCGTCGAGCGCGTGATCTTTGTAGCTACGCCGCGGCGGATCGTACTGACGCGAGCGCGCCGGCTCGGGATCGCGGAGCTCGACCGCAGAAGCGGCGGGCAGGATCGGCCTCGACCCGTGCCGCGTGCGGTTGCCACGCCTCGCATTGCATCCGACGTGCACGAGGCGGAGCTCTTCGAGGGGCGGGAACGGTGCGCCTCCCGCATGCAGCGGCACGACGTGATCGACCGAAGGCGCGCGGCTGGAGCGAGGCGGAGCGTCGAAGTCGATCGGCGCATAACAGAGCTCGCAGAGATCGTCGGAGCGCGAGCGCAGCGCGGGCATCATCCGCGCGACGTGCGCGCTCCACTGACGGCTATGAACCGTCTTTGCCATTCCCAAGCGGACGGTAGCGCCCGCGGCGGATCGTACTGACGCGAGGCGCCGACGTCGCGATCGCCACTCCTAATGGGAGCCGCAGAACCGTCGACGCCTCGAGCACGAGAATAGCCGCGCGCATCGGGGAGCAAGCGCAGGAGTCGCCTTTCGAGCGAGTGAGCTCGGGAAGTCTTAGAGACCTTCGGCGAGCTAAGGCTCGCCGGGTCTCGGTGGGGGGTCTGGGGGGAGGGGACGGCTCGGCCCGGATCGTCGCAGGCCGGAGCTCGCCTCCTCTCGGAGCGCAGACGCCGCGCTATGTCGTCGACGCCTCGAGCGCCGGCGCCGGCCGCCTCGAGGGTCGAGTCTTGAGCCGGCCGGCGCGAGGGGTCAGGATCCGCGCCGGCCGGCGCTCGGCCGGCTTAGACAGACACGGAAGCGTTCCCGGAGCCGGCGAGGCCATAGAGCACGACCGACCAATCGGCCTCGCGATCGCGCCGAAGCGCCTCGCGAGTCTCGAGCGGGATCGTGCGCAACGTGAGGTCCGAGGCGAGGAGCTCCTCGGCTTGGATCAAGGCGACCTCGAGCGGACCGAAGAGCTCGCCTGAGGCGACGAGCTCGAGCTCGATTCTACGGTCGGCGCGATAGAGCGCGCGAAGCTCGGCGACCGCCTGCTCGAACTCGGCCAGATCCTCGCGATCGGAGGCGCGCTCGCGGCCGCGAGCGATCCGCCGCCGGATCGCCGTCATGCAGGCCTCGAGATCGCCAAACCCCTCCTCATACGCCCACGCGGCGATCATGCGGCGAGCTCCTCGCGCCAGCGCTCGAGCTCGCGGCGTGCGCGATCGAGCGCGGCCTCGACGAGCGCCAGGCGCCGGCGGAGCTCGAGCTCGCGGTCGACGTGCCAGACGAGCGACGGCGTCATGCGGCGCGCCGCCTCCGCCGGCGCCGGCCGGCGACCTCGAGCGCAAGCTCAAGCTGCTCGGGCTCGCGATGGCCGCGAGCGTGCTCGAACCCGAGCTCCGTCGCGGCCTGCTCGGAGGCGGTCCAACCCTCGCCGAGCGGTCCGCAGCGGCCGCAGACGGCGCGCCATCGCCAAGGATGAGCCGGCGAACGCCGGCGACGTACTAGCCGCGTGAGAGGCTCGGAGGCCGTTAGAACGGCTCCTGAGAGCTCGAAATCACAGGGCGCCACGCCGGAAGGCCTCGGCGACCGCCGCAGGCATCGAGGAGACGCCGAGACGCTGCAGGGCGGCCGCGCGGATCGTGCGGACCGTTCCCTCGGCGATTCCGAGCTCGTGCGCGGTCTCGTCGACGTTGGCGCCGCAGGCGGCCGCCCGGATCACTTGGATCATGCGAGGCGTAAGCTCGCCGCTCGGCGAATAGGCGCCGGCGTTCACTTGGACGCCTCGACCACGTACTCGTTATCCGGCCACCAGCGCTCCGGGATAGTGTCGGGAACATCCGGCCGTTTGTTCGGCGGCGAGCCGGCCGCCCTCCAGCCGATCCAATCGCGCTCGCCGGCGGTCATGCCGTAGCGCTTCCCGATCTTTTGGACCTCGGCTTGATAGTCCCAGGCCCATTGCGGGATTTTGTCGGGCGCGCCGCCGGGACGTTTCTTCGGGTCGCGCGAGGTCGTCAGATACCACGAGAGCCAGGGCCAAAGCCATCCGGGCGGATTCATGTAGTCGGCGCTCCCTCCTCCGCCCTTACCGGCGGCGTAGTTTTTGGCGGCCGCGATGACGTCCGACCAAGGGAAGCCGGAGCCCGGATCGGAATGGCCGCCTCCGCGGGAGCCGAGATCGCTATGAGCGCAGACGCCGCGGCCCGATCCTTGAGCCTGCGAGCTCGAGAGCTTGACGATCGGAACCCCGAAATATTTCGACTCCTCGGCGATCCAGCGAGCCGCATTGTCGAGCATCGTTGAGTGTTTGTTTTTCCATTCGCTCGAGCCCCATTTCGCGAACCCGCACAATTCGGCCGACGTCGCTACCGGGTTAAATTCGGCCTGCGTCCAAGACTTCGAGCCGCGCTTGACGTACTCGCCTACTACGCCGGCTTTATCGTCGATACCTACTTGGCTCGAGACGCCGGAGCTCGGGCTCGCGAAGAAGCTCCCGAGAGACTCGATCGTGGTCGCGCCCTCGGCCGTATGTACAACGATCAGGCGGACCGTGGCGCCGCCGCGGCTCGAGTAGTTCGGTGAGGGGATGCTCTTGCGTTTAAGCGCCATCGCCGAATCGGTTCGGGGTCACGGCGGGATGCGAGCGCTCCTCGGGCGGATCATCGGCCTCGAGCGGCCAATCGCTCGAGGCGCCGCCGGCCTCCTCCTCGGCCTCGCTCTTAGCATCCTCGGCCTCCGCCTCGGCCTCGGCCTGCAGGAGCTCGCGGCGGAGCGCGCGGAGCTTCTCTTTGGTCGAGCTCCTCATCGGCCGAAGGCGAAGCGATAGACGAGGAAGGCGAGACCGGCCAGGATCGCCCAGGAGACGAGCCCAATCGCGGCCGCGATCGCCCAGGCCTTCGCCGGCGAAAGGGACGGCTCGAGCTCGGCCTCGAGCTCCTGCGAGTCGAGCCAATCGTCGCGCACGCGAGGGAGCCGGATCACGTTCGCCGGCGGCTTCGAGTGAGCGCGGAGATCCTCGAGCACGTGCTCGATGCGGGCGGCGTGCTCGGCGTCGCCGCCGGCGGCCGCGAGGAGCCGACCCGAGCGCTCGGAGCTCCCCAAGTGTGAGGCGGCGATCTGTTTAGGTGCTATTCTGCGTTTGGACACATAGCCCCCAGGAGAGAAGGAGTGACAATGAATAAGAGTGACAAGCGCATCGGTCGGAGTCAAAAAGAGGCCAAGAGCAGGAGCTCCGCGCTCCCCTACGTGAGCCTCGGCCGCGTCTCCAGGGTCGGCGATCGCGGCGACCGTCTGCGCTCGCCGGACCAGCAGAAGGCGACCAACGAGGCCTTCGCCGGCCGTGAAGGACTGACGATCGACGAGCACGTGATCTTGATCGACGTCTCGGGCTCGAAGATCGACGAGGAGCGCGAGCTCGAGCGCGTGATCCGCCGGGTTGAGGCCGGCGAGGTCGCCGGCGTGATCGTCCCCAAGCTCGACCGGCTCTCGCGGCTCCCGGCGCGGCGGCGGATCGAGCTCGAGGAGCGGATCGGTCCCGCGAACATCCTCTCGGCGACCGAGCCGAACGACGTCGAGACGCCGGAAGGCCGCTTTATCCGAGATGTCTTTTTCGCGCTCGCGCGGATGGAATGGTCGAAGAAAAAGCAGGACCTCGACCTCGCGAAGTCGAACGCGATCGCGGCCGGCCGCGCGATCAAGAGCCGGGAGCCGCTCGGTTACCGCTTCGACGACTCGCACCGCCTCATCGTCGAGGAGACCGAGGCCGAGCTCGTGCGCGAGCTCTTCGAGCTCCGCGCCGCCGGCCGTTCATGGGGGGACCTGCTCGACCGCTTCGAGCAGAGGACCGGCCGCCGCTCGCATCGCCAATCGATGCGCGCCATCATCCTTAACCGGACGTATCTGGGTGAGCTCCACTACGGGCAGCGGGAGGACACTCGCCTAGTCCGGCTGGAGGCGCACGAGGCGATCGTCGAGCTCGACCTCTTCGAGCGCGCCGCGGCCGTGACCGAGGAGCGCTCCGGTCTCGGTCCGGGTCTCGGGCACCACTACGGCGCGCCCTCCTCGGAGCTCTCGAGCATCGCCCGTTGCCAGGGTTGCGGCCGCGGTCTAACCCGCTCCTCGAGCGGCGGCGGCCGAAACCGCGTCATCTATAAATGCCCGAGCGATTCGCAACGCTGCAGGGCGCGCGCCTCGATCGGTCTCGAGGAGCTCGAGGCATACGTCGAGGCCGAGGTCCTAGCGTGGGCGGGCGCAACCGCGGATCAAGTCGTCGAGGTCGAGCTCGAGACGAGCCAGGACCGCGCCGGCGCCGAGTATCGCCTCGCCGAGGCGGAGCGGGTCGCGCTCGAGTATGAGACGGATGTCGAGCTCGAGCTCGAGGTCGGCGCCGAAGCGTATGCGGGCGGCCGGAAGGCGCGCGCCCGTCTCGTCGAGCGGCGCCGCCAGGAGCTCGCCGCGCTCGGCGAGGCCTCCGAGCTCGAGCTCCTGCGAGGAACGGTGCGCGAGGTCCTAGAAGAGGGAACGATCGAGGAGAAGCGGCGTCTACTTGGCCGGATCCTCGCCGGCGTGATCGTCCGTAAGACTCCCCGCCGCGGAGCTCCGGCCGCCGAGCGCGCCGAGATTCTTTTCGCGCCGTCGACGAGCGGCGCGATCGAGCAAGATCGCCCGGAGCTCCTCGAGGAGGCCGCGGCGTAGCTCTCTCTCTCTCTCTCTCTCTCTCTCTCTCTCTCTCATCGCCGTCATCCCTTTACCCAGTCGCGCCGCCGGTCTAACGGTCATCTCGGCGTCCGCCTCCGACATAGCTCCCGAGCACGCCGATGGCGGCGCCCAGGACGGTCGAGAGGAGCGAGGTCGCGGCCTCGGAGAGCTGCCGGTCGGCCGAGCCTTCGGCGATCGCGGCCGCGACCGCGAGCGCGAGAACGGCGCCGGCGACGGCCGCGGCGATGATGAGGACGACAGCTTGACGTGCGTCGATCCTCATTCGGCGAGCTCTTCGAGGGAGAGGTCGGCGAGGATCGCGGCGCCCGCTCCGAGGTAGGCGGTAACAACGACGAGACCGCCGGCTCCGGCTCCGCCGGCTCGGGTCGTGGCTTGGTTTTGGCCGTTCGCTCCTCCGCTTCCGCCTCCGCCGATAGAACCGGCCGGCGGCGGGGAGCCGTTGCCTCCGGCCGCCCAGTTAGCGACGGCGCCTCCGCCTCCTCGAGCGGCCATGCCTCCGCCTCCGCCCAGCGCGGTCGCGGGGGTGAGCGCGTAGGCGCGCTCGCCGTAGGCGCCGCGGATACTGAGTCCGCCGGGTCCGCCGTCGCCGCTGCCTCCGGCGCCTCCGACGGCGAGGTGATTCGGGGGTGCACCAACCGCGGCTTGGGCGCCTCCGCCTCCGCCGTAACCGATGCAGGAAGCCATAAAGGAGTTGCCTCCGTTGCCTCCGGTGGCATTGGCGACGCCGACGCCTCCGGCTCCAACCGTGTAGTTGAGCGGTCCGACCGGAGGCGCGAGGAGGAGTTGCGCGGCGTAGCCGCCTCCGCCTCCGCCTCCGCCTCCCGAACATTGTCCGGCGGAGGTTGCGGGAGCTCCGCCTCCGCCTCCGCCTCCACCAATGCATTCGATGAGGAGCGCGACCGCGCCGGCCGGTACCGCGTAGGCGCCGGAAGCGGCGAAGACGCTACGTTGAATGATGGAGACGAGGACTGACTCGATCTGCTCGGCGAGATCGAGGCCGAGCGCCGGGTAGTCGGTGACCGCATCCGCCGGGAGCGGATAGGGGATTTTGAATCTCGGGGTCGAGTCAGGCAAGAGTGAGCCTCGTTTCGGGGAGAAGGTTTCCGAGGTTGAAAGCGTCGCGCCACTCGCAGGCCGGATTGACCTCGAGCCAATGCAGCGTGGCCGGAACGTCCCGCCAGAGGAGCGAGAGGCCGGAGAGGAGCGGGTCGGAGAGGATGAGGTCCTGAGTCCAGGAGGAGCCCTCGATCGTGTCGACCCAGCCCTCGACCATCGCGGTCCAGTTACCGAAGGGAGCCGAATCGGGAAGGTCGACGAGCTCGACCATCATCCCGATCTGGAGAGGTTGCGGCTCGAGCAGGGTCACGCCGGGAAGCGCCCAGCGCGGCCAGGAGAGACGGGTGAGCCAGAAGGAGGCGCGCGAGAGCGCGGTCGCCGAGTCGGCGAGACCGGAGTCGAAGAGGCCGGTCCAATGGACGCCAAACTTGGCTTGCGAGGCGGAGTCGTCGACCGTGACCGAGCCGGCGCCGTAGCCGTAGCCGAGCACGATCCGATTCGCGACGTCGAGGGTTTGCGACCAGGGCGGCGAGAAGAGCACGAGGTCCGGGTCGAGACTGAGGAGCGGATAGAGCTCGAGCCGACCCTCATAGGCTTGGCAGACAATCGAGCCGTCGACGTCATCGAACACGGTTGCGCCGACGTCGTTGCGGGAGGCGTCGAGCGCATCGAGCGCGTTCGTGCTCGAGAATCCGCCGCCCTCGTCGGGGACCGTGGCGGCGATCGGGACGTCGGGCGAGCGCGGCTGTACCACGCCCGTAAGGCCGGCCTCGGAGAGGATGCGCGCCATCCGAGCCGCCCAGGGCTCCGCCGGCCACGCGTGGCCGCCGACCTCGCGCGAGCCGGCTCGGGCGAGGGTCGAGGAGGCATTGGCGGCGAGGGTCGCCTCCAGATTGGCGGCGTCATCGTCGAGCTCGGAGTCGGAGAGGCGGCCGGTAAAGAGCGGCGCGCCGGCGAGGTCGGAAATCTGGAGGTCGCCGCCGACCTCCCAATCGGCGAGCTCGGCGCGGGAGAGATTGCGCAGGACGAGCGAGGCGGTCGAGGATTGGATACCGCCGTCGACGGAATCGCGGCCGTGACGGATGATGACCGAGGCGAGCACGCGGTCGAGGTCGACCTCGGCGCCGTTCAAGCGCACGCTGCCGATATAGGCGGGAGCCCTCGGCTCCGGCTGGAGCTCGAGCTCGGTCATGGACTGAGGAGCCCTCGAGCTCGACCTTGACGGATCTCGTGCGAGCGCAGGACGCGAGCGATCGCGCGGGCGGCGCCTTCGGGATCGGTAGGCCCATAGAAGTTGACGGTTATCCCGCCGCCGGCCCCGCCAGTCGCGAGCGCGGCGCGAGCTCCGACCGCCGGCGCGCCGCCGCCGGCGCGAGCGAGACCGGAGGCCGAACCGGCCGCCGCAGGCACGATCAAGCTCGCGCTCAAACCCGGAATATGCGGGAGCGAGATATGGGGGATATGGATCTTGCCGATCCAGCTAATCAAGTCGCGGACGGCGCCAATAACCGCGTTGATCGCGTGCTCGACCGCATGAATCGGGTCCATGATCGCGTTGAAGACGGCCACGCCGACCGTCTTGATCCGGTTAAAGGCGGCCACTAGCGCATCGATCGCGCCGCCCACAATCCGTTTCACCGCGTCGAAGACGTTGCCTGCCGCCTCCCGCACTTTCTGAAAATTGGTCACGAGCGCATAGATGCCGGCGCCGAGCGGACCGAAGGCGAAGAGCGCGAGCTTCCAATGATCCTTGACCCAATCGAAGACGGATATGGCGATGTCTTTTACGGCGGAGAAGGCGCGCCCCATGGCATGGATCGCATCGGAGACCACTCCCATTGCGGCGTGCACGATGTCGCGGAAGGTTTGGCTCTTTTTGTAGGCGATCACGAGGCCGGCGCCGAGCGCGATTAGCGCGATGATGATCGCGCCGATCGGGTTCGCGTCGAGCGCGGCGTTGAGGAGCCATTGGGCGGCGGCGAACGCCTTGGAGGCGGCCGCGGCGACCTTGGTCGCGATTGTCCAGGCCTTGAAGGCGGCGTTGGCGATGATGATCGCGCCGGAGAGGCCGGCGACGAGCCCGATTGCGACCTTGACCGAGGTCGTGTGTTTGCCCATTTCGCCGGTCACCGAGACCAGGATTTTCATCATCTGTTCGTAATAGGGGAGGAGGCCCTTCCCGAGCTCCTCCTTGAGGTTCTGGGTCTCCGCGGCTTGGATCTTCTGCGCGTTGGAGGAATCGCTCGCATGTTTGGCAAAATCGCCTTGGGCGACCGAGGTCTGTTTCATGATCTCTTTCATGGTCTCGAGGCTTTTCGTATGCGCATCGAGCGCGCCTTTTCCGTGGTAGAGGCCGTCCCTCATCGCGTCCTGTTTCAGCTTGTTTTGGTCGATCACGATCCCGAACTTTTTCAGGCCACGGGTGGCGCCGGCCATCCCCGATTGCAGCGCCTTCATCGTTTCGTCGACGGGGACGTCGTTGAAGGAGGCCATATCGGAGGCGAGTTGCGTCATCTTCTCCGACATCTGAGCGGACTGTTTGGAGGAGTAGCCGAGGTTTCGGAATAGCTGCCCGAACTTGTTTGCCATGGTCAGCGCCTCGCCCTCGGAGAGGCCGAAGCTATGCGCGAGCGTCTTCGACCAATCCTCGACCGAAACCGCGTTCTGTTTGAACACGGCCTCCGTCTTATGGACCTGCTTCTCGAGCTCGGCGGCCGAGTCGATCGCCTTTTTCGCGCCGTAGGCGATCGCGCCCAGCGCGATCGTGGCCGGAACCGAGGCCCGTTTCAGCGCGGCGCCCATGCGCTCGGAGCGGGTCGCCGAGGTCGCCATGGCGCCGTTTACCTTCTCGATCTCGGCGATCGCTTGCGCGCCCTCGGCGCCGATCTTGATCAGGATGTTTCCGGGACCGAAACCGGCCATCGCCTAGAGGCCGTGGCGGCGGATCGAGCCGGCCACGGCGAGATCGAAGGTCTCGGTCGCGCCCGGTTTGAGCCGCTCGACCGCCGGCTTGATCCAGTAGCCGGCCGATCGAGGGACGGCGAAGTGATTGACCTCGGCGCCCTCGGCCGGTCCCCGCTCCGAACCCCAAGCGAGCTTGAAGGCCGGCGCGCCGTCACGGCCGACCGCGGTCGCGCCTCCGACCGAGACGGTCGGGCGGCGGCCGTGTTTGACCTTGATCGAGCGCGCGACCCGTGGCGCGACCGGAACCCCCGAGGCGGAGGCGGAGGCGCGCAGGAGCGCGGCGAGCTCCTCCGCGGTCGCGGCGGCCGCGCCGGCGAGCGGACCGCCGAGACCCTCGAGGTCGACCGCGACTCCCTGCAGCGCGAGCGCCGTCTCCCGAGCGCCGAGCACGGTCACGCCTCTAGACACGTTGCCGCCTCTCGGCGAGCTCCTCGACGATCGAGGCGATGGTCGCGAGCTCCGCATCCTCGAGCTCGAGGAGCTCGGCTACCGAGCGGCCGGTCGCGAGGGAGAGCTCGACCATCACGCGCGAGAGGCTTCCTCGGGGGTAGGAGGGACCGGCTCGCCGATCGCGACGCCGGCCGCGGCCGCCGCCTCCTCGGTCGGGTTGGCGTCGACGTCGACGACGGAGGCGAGCCAAACCTCGAACCCTTCCCGGATTCCCAGGACCGTGAAGGCGAGGTAGGCGGTCATGGTCTGCGGGTTGTTGCCGTCATAGGCGGCGAGACCCTGCCGCCGACAGTAGGCCTCCCAGGCGACCATGGCGGCCGAGCCGGCCTGCCAGGAAGCGACCTCGCCGCCCTCGTATTGGACCGTCCCGCGGAAGCGGATCACGCCGCCGCCTTCTTCGAGCTCGTGCTCGAGGCGAGCGGCAGGATGCCCGTGTCGTCGCGGGTCGGGGTGCCGATACAGGGGAGCTCGACGTCGGTCACGGTCTGGACCGCGACATCGCCGCCGATCTCGATCGGGACGATCTGTACCGTCCCCGCATAGGTGGGCGCTGAACCCGTGATCGGCTCCCAGGTAAAGGGGAGCTCCGCGAGCGCGTGATCCATCAAGAAATTGACGAACCCCGCCGGATCCTCGAAGTCTTGGATCGCGGAGATGTTGAGCGCCCAAGAGACCGAGGATTCCGGCGCCGGCTCCGGCGTCGCGAGCGTCGGCGTGCCATCGCTCGAGTCGACGCTCGGGGTCAAGGCGACATGCGAGGCTTGCGCGGAGACCTCGATCATGTTCGGCGCGGCCGTGCCGAGCTTCAGGGTGCCGGGACCCTGCCGCGAATCGATGGTAGGCATAGCTAGGAGACCTCCTCAGAGACGGTGACGGTGACGGCGAGCTCGAGCGCCGGGAGCGGCTCGGCGTTCGTGCTCGAGCGGTAGGAGCTCGGACGGTAGTTGGAGGTCGAGAGGACGCCGGCGATCTCGTCGGCGAGCGCATAGGCGCGATCGACCGCCTGCTCGGAGTTGAGTGGGTCGCCGGACACGACCGTAACCGGAATCACAAAGGTACGGCCGGCCAGGGTGCGGCCGGTCAGGGTCGGCAGGCCGACCAGGACTCCGAGCGGTTGCGGAAAGAAGGCGCCGGCGTCGCCGGTCGCCTCGACGCCGGCCGCCTCGAGCTCGGCCAGGAGCTCGAGCCGCGCCCGAGAGGCGGCGGAGACGGCGGCGACGCTCAAAAGACGACCGGCCTCCTCCAGCCGATCAGACGCAGGACCTCGGCGCGGCGTGCGCCGAGCGCATCGAACATCTGGGTTTCGTCGCCGTAACCGGAGAACCCGGAGGGGGCGGAACGGGTTTGGTAGAGGATGGCCGCCCAGATCACCGAACCCGTATGGACGTCATCGCTCGGGGCGAAGGCCGGCGGATCGCCGGCCACGAGATCGGAACGGCGCCGCTCGACGGCGGCCTTGACGGCCGCCGTCGAGAGACTGAGGTTGTCGTCGGCCGGATCGGCCTGCGGGAGGTCGAGCCAGCCGGCGACATCCTCGATCGTGAGCCAATCCGCCACGCCTAGGCGGTCTTTCTCGAGCTCGAGCTCGGCGAGCCGGCGGCCGAGGGGACGATGGCCGCGAACTTGAGGAGCTCGCTCGGATAGTCGGTATCGAACAGGCCTTCGCCGACGACTCCGAGCTCGACGTTTAGGGCGCCGATCGCGTTCGCGGTCAGGCGGACCGGCTCGGTGATGCGAGCGTCGACGGCGCGCCGGGTCGCGAGCACGACCTCGCCGGGTGGGAGCGTGCCCGAAGTGATGGCGGGGATGCCGGCGAACGAGGTCGAGAGGGTCGAGCCGGCTACGCCGCCCTGCCCCAGCGCGACCGTGAGCGCGCCGGCGTCGGCGTAGTCGCCCCATACGTCCGGCGCCATAAGGATGAGCTCCGGCGCGCGTTGATTCCCGCTCGCGACGAAAAACTCCGCGATCGCGGCGCCGAGCTTGGTCGCGGCCCCTGCAGCGGCCGCGCCGAGCTCGCCGTAAATCTTGGCCTCGACGTCGAGATAGAAATCCTCGACCGCCTCCGAGTAGGCCTCGTCGATCACGTTGGGCGAGCTTCGCTGTACCACGACCCAGGGGATCGCGCCGGCCCAATCCCAGCGGATCACGTCGGCCGTCTGCGCGCCGATCACGATCTTGGAGGTCGTCGCGTCCGCGTCGACCGAGGCCGCCCAGGCGCCATCGGGGCGGGTCGTCCATTTCGGCTTCGAGACCAGCAGGCCGACGCCCGGAAGCGGACGCGAACGGAAGGCCTCGAAGAGCGGCCGCAGGATCGCCTTCCCACCGATCACGGTCCGTTCGTAGGTGGGCGGGAGCAGGCCGGTCAGATCGGTTGAAATGCTCTCGGTGAGAGCCGCCTCCAGAAAGCGCGCCGCCTCGCGGTCGCCGCGGCTCGCCTCGACCATGTAACGAACGTACTGGCCGGCGGAGAGCTCGCGCGGAGCCGGCGAGCGCTCGGCGAGGATCATCGCCGGCGCCGATGCTGCCTCGGTCATTGTCTGTCCCTCCTCGGGATCGGCCGGCTCCGCCGGCGGGTCAGGGAGCTCGAGCTCCTCTTGATCGGGATGCGTCTCCGGCTCGGCCGGCTCTTCTGTCTCCTCCTCCTCGCCTTCGGCCTGCTCGACGGCCGGATCGGGCGGCGGATCCTGCTCGGCCGCGACACGGGTCACCGAGGCGCCCTCGAAGGCGCCGAGCGCGAGGAGCGAGACCTCGGCCACGGCCGAGGCCTCAACCTCGACCACCCCATCGCGCGCCATGGTGGAGCGGATCACTTCGGCACCGACCGAGAGCGCGCCCCGCGAGCCCGAGGCGGCCTGCGTCAGCGCCTCGTCGCCGGCCGGCGTCGCGTCGACGCGGAAACGAGCGAGCACGCCGCTCGCCTGCTCGACGAGCTCGGCGAGGACGCCGATCGGCCGGCTCCGGTCATGGTCGACGAGCAGCGGAACCCGGCGCCCGAGCTTGACGCTCCCAGGCTTGAAGCGGTAATCGCGGCCTTGGATCGAGCCGACCTCGCCGAAAGGGACGATGACGCCCTCGATCGTGCGCTCGTTGAGGTCGGCGAGGAGGACCTCGCGCTCGAACTGGAGCATTTAGACCACCTTCCCAGGGGTTAGATCGGCCTCCTCGACGGAGGCGGGGATTCCGAGCATCGAGCGAGCCTCGACGACATCGATCACGCCGGCGCCGAGGAGCGCGATCGCATAGTCGGCGGCCGCCTGCGGATCGGCGCGGAGGAATTGCTGCACGTCGAAGGCGACCGCCTGCCCGCGCGGGAGCCAATCGGTAAGGGTCGTCTCGATCACGTTGAGATGCGGCGCGCACGAGCTCGAGATCAAGATCGCTAGCTGTTGCGAAAGGTTCGAGTAGAGCATCGCGCTCGAGCCGCCGCTCGGGGAGGCGCCGATCATGGCGACCGGAACCCCGAAGAGGCGCGCGACCTCGGTCGAGACGTTATGGCGGGCATCGATTAGCTGGAGGTCGGCCGGCGAGAGCGTCTCCCGCGAATAGTCGATTCCCTGCAGGAAGGCGACCCCATAGGTGCGCCGATTCTCGTTGAAGGTCTCGACGACCTCGCGCGCCTCCTCCTCGCCGAGCTCGCTCCCCTCGTTTTTGAGCACGCCGGCGGGGAGCTCGACCGAGGCGAGGCGGCGCGCGGCCTCCTCGAGCTCCAGGCCTGCGGCGAGCGTGCGCGCGCCGGTCTCGAGGATGGCCGGCTCGCATCCGTCGAAACGGATCACGTCATCGGGAGCGATCACGCCCTCGACGCCGGCGATGCGGTAGCCGGTGAGCTCGGCGTAAGAGCCGCCGGTCGAGCGGGTCTCCGGGGTTACGTCACGAACCGGAGTCCAGCGAGCACGCCGCGGAAACCCCTCCGGGTCGCGCTCCAGAATCCTCCAGTAAGCGACCGCATAAAAGAGAAGATCGTCGACGGTGCCCGCGATCGTCGCGGTCCAGGAGGTCGAGGGGTCCGGCTTGGAGAGGAGCCATCCCCGCTCGAGGCGATCCTCGCCGCGATAGAGGAAGGGGTCGAGTTGCACGATCGCGCCCACGATCAAGTTGCGGCAGGCGGCGACCGCGGGAATCGTCAGCGCGGCCTCACGGCCGACCCCTTCGGTGAGCCATGAGACCTCGGCGACCTCGAGGGTCGTCCCCGCCCGCACGAGGGGAAGGCGCGGCCGCATGGCGCGCGCCTCGAGCTCGGAGCGGCGGAGGCCAAGTCGCATCCCTCTCGAGGATGACGACGGCGCGGCCGCGGCACAATCGGCCGAACGGCCTAGGCGGCCACGATGAGAGGCCGCCGGCGCCGGTCAGGGCGGAGCTCGGCGCCGACCGCCCAGACGGCCGCGCGAGCGAGGAAGATCGGACCCGGCGAGCGGCGCGCGGAGAGGGTCGTCCCCACATCGGGGATGGTGACGGGTGTCGCGGTCAGGATCTGACGGGTCAATTCGGGATCGCCGTCATGGCCGAGGCGGCCGTCGACGACCGCGGCCAAGGTCGGTCCGTAGCCGGCTCGCTGCTCGGCCGTCCCCACCTTGGAGGCGGAGACGCCGCGAAGGGTCTTGACGTGCTTCTCGAAGGAGGCCGGATAGAGGAGCGCGAGGCCTCGCCGCTCGGCGACGAGCTGCTCGAGAGCCGCCCAAAGCGCGCGGCGGGAGGGGAAGGCGCGACCGGAGACGGTGACGCGATCCTCGACCGCGATCGCGAGCACGTAACCGCAGGCGCCGGGATGGCCGTCTCGGTCATTGATCGCGAGCGTCCCTCCTCGAGCGGGGAGGTCGAGCGGGAGCGAGGCGAGCTCGGCCGCCTTCCACTGGCCGGCGCCGACCCAGGAGCGCGCCGCTAACACCCACTGATTGAGGTACTGACGCCGCCACTCGTTTTCGACGCTCGTCGCATGCGCGTGCTCGAGCGCCTGCAGGCGGCCAGGGGTCCAATGGGGTGAGGCGAGCCTCCAGGCCTCGCGGTCGTCCGGGTACGCCTCCGGCGGCGCCGACCATTCGAGCAGGAGGATGCGCGCCGCATCGGGGTCCTCGAGCTGCTCGATCGCGGCGTCTCGGTCTTCGATCAAGAGGGTCGAGCCGCCGTCGCCGGCCGTCGAGACCAAGACCAGTTGCGGCGAAACGCGCTCCAGCATGGTCGGCGCGATCGAGCCGTCGACGACCTCGCGCGAAACCCGCCAGGCCTCATCGACGAAAGCGAGCGAGACGCTGGAGCCGACGCCGCCGTCGAGGGTCGAGGCGGCGAGCCTCCAGGCGGAGCCGTCGACGAGCTCGATCGCCTCTTGTCCGTTGGAGCGCCGGACGGTGACGCCGAGCGTCTCCTCCAGCGTGCGCGCGGCCGGCGTCCAAATCCGCGCCGCGGTCGCGCGGAGGTTGGCGACGTGTAGGACCTCCTGCGGCTCGTCAAAGAGATCGGAGGCGCCGACCCTCCAGCCGCAAAGTCCGCGCGAGAGGATGCTTTTCCCGGACTGACGCGAGACGGTCAGGATCACGCGGCGCCAGCGGAGCGAGCCGTCGGCGCGATGCTCGAGGATGCGCTCCAGCGCATAGCGCTGCCAAGGTCGGAGCTCGTCGCGGAGGTAACGGCCGATCCAGCCGGCCGCCTCGGCGCCATAGGAGCCGACAACATCCGATGGCCGCGCCGTTTCCAGGCGCGGCGGCACAAGCTCGACCGGCTCCACGCTTTTCGCCGCTTTTCCAGGGGATTTTTTGATTGCCGAC